AGATGGAACCAGTTGAGTTGATGGATATGCGACTCGTATCATTTGTGAAGATTAGGAATCCGCTATTAGACTCAGACCCAACTCCAATCAGCAAACCAGAGTCATTGGACGTTAGTTTGGCGATGCGACCACCAGCAGTCGTAATCTTCATATCTGCCGCTGTCCCGATTGCTATATTTCCACCAAACGTAGAAGATAAATCATCGCTAATCGTGAGAGCGGTTGCGAGTGCGTTTACAGCACTCCCAGAACTTCCCGCATTAGCGGTCTGGAATATAATATCCCCACCTGCCCCACTACCTTTACCCTGTCCACCTTGTATGGTTAAAGCCCCACCAGCTATGTTGTTCGTGGTTCCTGCGGTGGTATCACCTGCCGAGATAGTTAAAGTATATCCTGCCGTATCATGTGCAGAGGCCGTTATAGCAACTGTTGTTGCATCTGACAGGGCAACATCTCCCTCAAGGAACAAATCCTGCCATGCCGCTGATGCACTACCCAAGTCGTAGGTATCGTCTGCATTAGGCAGAAGGTTGCCTGTGACCGTGACGTTAGCAGCCAGGGCTAGACCACTGGAGTCGGTGATGACTCCATCAGTGATGACCGTATCGCCAATCGTGAAGTCCGTGGTAGCGTCTATGGTTGTGCCTGTTATAGCACCAAACGCTGCCCCGATAACCGTCCCAGAGAACACCTCTGAACTATTAGCTGCTGCTGTAAATCCAGTGAAGACTCCTGCGCTATCATCATATCCAAAGAACCCAATATCTCCACCTAGCGTGAAGATTGGGTCATCGATGGTTGTAGTTGTGCTATTAACTGTGGTCGTTGTGCCGTTGACTGTGAGGTTGCCGTGTATCTCTACTACGTTGTCAGACCCGTTGAGCTTGAGCAAGCCAATGGAGTTGCCCCCATCGGATACGGCAAACATGATGTCTCCATCAGTGGTTATGTTGGAGATAATCAGTGAATTAGCCGCTACCCCGGGATGATCTGACGTACCCACGATAACACTGGCAATCTCATCATCGGCAGACAATGCGGTGCTGCGATGGAGCACTACTATGTCACCATCGTCACCAAACTTCAGTAATTCGTCATCGGCTCTGTCTACTGACGCCGCTATAGGTGTAAGGTAATAGTTAACCATATTGTCTCCTTATGTACTCTCAACGACACCCGTGGAGAAGTACCCGTTAAGTGCCGCACAGTTCACCAGAAGGTTAGCTGTACCCGCATCAGTCAGAGCCTCAACACCCCCCACGCCAGTAACGCCAAACCCGTGATTGACTCTACCCTCTGTGGCAATACCGGTCGGGACCTCTGCATAGATAGTACTCTCGTTGATTCCGAGCATGTGATCCAGAGTGACAGCGGAATCCATAGCTTGATTCCACGTCCACCTAGTCCAGTACATGGAGGTATCCCTCCACTTGAACTCGGCAGCAATAGGGGATGATCCCGAGGTGAATATCTTCCCCAGGCTGGACGATACCCACGCCGCCGGCACCGTCCACGTCACAGACCCATCCTGGGCAAGCGATATCCCCCCACTTATAGTTCCGTCGGTATCCGAGGTGTCTGTCCACGCAGAACCGTTCCAGTAGTAGGCGGTCAGCACCGTAGACCCCGTTGAGTTTGCCCCGTCCACATCAATGTTGACCCCCCGGAATGGGACAGCCGACCCGACATAGATATACCGCCCTGCCGCTAAACTGCTCAGGTCAACACTAGTTGCAGTTGACCCGTCCTGGGCAATGGCAGAGTAGTCCAGGGGCGCAGTCTTGAGGTCATCTGAGGAGTCAGCCTTGAGGATTACTAGGTAGGGGCAGAACGCATACCTTGCCACAACCGCTGTGGAGAAGTTGCGGGGCATGAGAGCGATATGCTCAGTACCGCGTATGAACGGCGTGAAAGCAGCCGTGGTGGTCAGGGCGACCCCCTTGGATGCCCCAGCCAGCCTCTGATGGCCTAGATTGGCAGCGAGTATTTCTGTTGGCATTGTTACCTCCTTGGTCTATCCATCCCATCCAGACCTCTTGTTAGGGAGGAGGATTTATTTATCAAATGTATTTAGTCAGGGACTACGGCGGTTACCACAGCACCAATGGCGCTATAGGCATTAGCCTCCCACCCGATAGTATTGCTGATCTTTGTAACATGCAATACCTCTGTATCGGTGCAGAGATATTCCTTGGTACCGTCACAGTCCTCACTGTTGATCTCTTCTGCGCTTCCCACAGGGGTACGCAACTCAAAGTTGCCCCCTGCGTTGCACAAAATGGTAATCCGGTGGCCTTCTTGGACGCTCACCAAGGAAGGGAGCGTGATGAAGTCATTCGCATCATTGGTCACTGCCAAAACAGAGACCTGATTTACACTACGCCCTATACTGCGGCTTCTTGTGTCCGCAGACGTAGCACTGGGCTTCACGACATGGGCGGGAGACGGGTTTCTTCCTGCCATTAGTTAATTCTCCTTCTACTTCTTTCGCTTCATCTTTTTATATGCAACGGTGCGTACTGCCGTACACCCCACCGTTTTGCACTCTGACCCCACACTCCTATCATAACGATGGGCGTGTTGGGGGATATCAGTCACATCAGTCGGATTGGGCGCTGTCGCCACAGCAGCAGGAGCCCCGCTAAGAATAGCCTTCAGCAACTCCTGGTTGCTTCTCAGGGTCTCTCTTTGCAGTTCCCTGTCTTCATCCCTGATCCGCTCCTCCCGGTCTCTCCTCAGTGCCGCCGCAGCCCTCTTGTGAGACTTCTGCAAATGGGCCTCTAAGGCGTCCTGGTGAGGGATATGCACCCTCTTGCATAGCTTGAACCCCAATCCATCAATACGGTGGTAATCTGGAGAGGCAGGGTTCAGCGTCATCTGGGCCACCTGCCACCGGAACCAGTGAGGACACTCGTTATAGCCCCCCGTCTTGGTATCCCAGTACGACAGGTATCCCTTGTATCTAAGGGATGTCACGCGGGACGCAGCAGGAGATGACTCGGAAGGGGTACTGATTATCTCCCCTACCTTTAGAAACTTCTCCGGGAGTTCCGCAACAGAATCCGGCTTCTCGGCTATGGCCTCACGCCACGCCTCTTCTGCTTCTGCCGTTGCCACTATCTCTGGGGTTGTCATACCTCTAACTCCTAACAAGCTGGCTCACAGGGCCAAAGCTGGACTGCTTACTACGCCTACGCTTCTTTTCCTCTACCACAGTCTGAAATGCTTTTTGTAAATCAGAGGGCTCAGTCTCCCTATGCAGGGGCTGCGCCCGTAGTTCATCAGCCATACCCTGTAACTCGGCCACGGTGTGCCAAGATATCCCTCTGCCGTGCTCGACCTGCCCCCCGGGAATCACTATCTGGTCTGCCTTGAATTTACCTGCTGGCCCCATGTATACATACGCTGTGACCAACCGATCGTTCCGCACGATGCGTAGCACCTGGAAGCGGCTCTTGGATTTGCCGCTCCGTGAGGGTAGGTTCAACTCAGCCAGCACATAGCAAGGCTCATCAGCTACTACCACCCTCGTTACTGTGTCCAGGGCAGAGGTCATCTTGAAGTGGACGACCTCTGCCCCAGGTCTTTCTACTACGCTAACCATATATCCTTATGCTGGTGCTGTAGCGTCACCTATGATCTCACGAGTCCAGTTGGCAAGACGCAGCCCATAGGCAAACTCATCTGTCAGAAACAGGTTGTCGCCACCGCCGCCGATGTTGGGCTTGCGCTCTGTCTCAGTCCTTATCGTCATGCCTTCTACCAGTATCCACGCCGACTTGGAGAACACGAAGTTCTTGGCGTCAGAAGAACTGTCAATGGAGATGTTGCCATCTTCATGTATGGATACATTGGCGATTGGCAGGGTGAAGGCAGACTGGAACACCGTCGCCGTTGACCCGTCAGGTACTGGGTATGTACCTATACCCGATACGAGCTCATCGTAAAAGTCCTTGATGCAGAACCCGTGGAACACCCCCGCTATAGGGAGCGGACCCGGCTCTGTAGCATTGGACGTGATAATGTACCGTGCCGACGCTACGTCACCTGTCTGCACAGGAGTACCCGCAGCACCCATCTGGGTGGAAGCATCAGCCGCAGTAAGGCCGTCCTCGTCCTTCTTCCTCATCATTGCCTCACCAGGCATCTTCCCCATCTGAGCCAACACCTTGTTGTTGATGTTGCGCTTACTCTTGTCAGAGATAAACGTCTGAATCTGAATCATCTCAGGCGTTATGGTGATGGCAGAGTCGTCATACTGCTGGGGGTTATCCAGAACGGTATTCTCCGTCACCGCCTGCGCCGAGAGGTTTGCCAGGAGGATTTCCCTCCATGTGGTGCCCGTGCTGGCATCCAACTCTACCCGGTCAACCAACTGGGGCATTACCCCGTCATATTGTCTCCGTGACCTAGCAGAAGCCTGAATAACATCAATGCTATCTGCCAAGGACCCGGTAGTTGTATTTCCAGTAGCCAAGGTCTTATCTCCTTATCTTAGTGTGGACTATACAGTCCAGTCTCGGTTGGCCTGCACAAGCAGGTAGTCTACGTCCAAATTCTCGATAGCATTGCCCTTAGCCTCTACGCCCAAGACCAGTGCCATATTAACTGAGGTTGACGCAGCCCCGGTCTTAGTCTGCTTGAGAACACCGTCTATATACCACCGGGCTGTGCCATTAGTATCAATCTCTAGCCTAAGAACCTGCCACTCACCGGCAACAGCATCGTCATCTGCATCTACGCTGGTTGAGGTAGTCTCTCCCGTAGTAGTGCCGCCGTTGTAAACCATGTGCCAGTCCTCATCATCGGTGAGTTCGGCTGACAGAAAGAACCCACATATATCTGAGGCTGTCAGGGTCAGGGTTGTGCTGGCTCCCGTCATAACATCTGTCTCAATACTGAGAACGTCAGGGTCGATGTCAGTAAAGCCAAAGAAGACTTCCTTGGTGTCCAGGTTATCTAACTGAACCCGCGCTTCTGCGACCAACGGACCCATCAACGCAACATCAAAGGCAATATGAGTACCCACCAGGGTTGTGTGATTATCCTCATCGGTTGTTGTTATACGACCCGCTCCGCTCAACACCCCCGAAATGGCCGGGACTCCTGCGTCGGTAGCCTCGCTACCTTGCCCAGCCACTAGAAATGGGCCAAGCGGACGCGATGATGCTGTATTTGCTATGTTGTCCTCGCTAAAGAAGTCGGAGAACAACTCGATTCTTCCTCTGTCACTCTGTGCCATTTTATTGCTCCTTAAACAAAGTTGTTACTGGAGGTCGTCGGGTCACCCCGCTCCCTCCACACGTTTGCTATAGTTATTCTTGTTACACTAATCCCTGTCTCTTCATCGCATCCTGGACATCCTTGCTCCAGGGAATCTCACCTCGCCCATACGCGGTCACCTTGGCCGAATCACTCCTGCCAGCACCGGCCCTCTGCCCTCGATTGGCATTCAAGTCCATATCAGCAGGGTTGGCTGTCTTCACGCCGGGGCCACTAGCCCGCGCCTTCGCAAGCTCCAATGAGGTCTCGGCATGGGCAACTCTCTCTCGTGCTTCGGCATAGCGGCCCTTAGACCATAAGTCCTCAGCCTCTTTCCAGCGACGCGTGAAGTTCTGCATGTCAACGCCAGACTTATCAAGGTTGTTATTGGTGTCCCTGATATCTGCATCATGCCTAGTGCTTATCTCATTGATCTCGTCAGACAGGGACTGGGCCTGTCCCGTGTCCGTGATGTCGCTCTCGATACGGTTGACTCCATCCCTCACCGTCTCCTTGATGGTGTCTGTGGACAGGTCACCCTTATCGTACCTTTCAACGAGGTCTACTATGAGACCCTCCATGCGGTCCATCCTCTGGTCTTTCTCTCTTGCTGACCTACTCTGTATGTACTCGTCACGGCGGGACTTATTCGCACGGTCTAGCTGCTGCCGCAGTTCGGCGAGTTCAGACTCTAATCGGCTTGCCCTATCCTGTTCCTCCTCAGCCTGCGGCTCTCCCGATTCGTCTTCGACGAGGGGCTCTGCCTGCGGCTCCGTAAGGATATCAGAATCTGGTATGCCTATAGTCTGCTCTGTCGTCATCCTGTCCTCCTTCCTGGCTCAAACCATCGGTTAGGCCAGAAAACAAAATACCCGAAGTAACAAAGGCACAAAGGCCATAGGTACTTCGGGCACAAGGCCACAATATTAACGTGATATTATCTATACACTATCCTTATCGTCCGTGTCAAGAACACTAAGCTGATGACACTGTTCACACTTCAGGACAACCAGGCCCTTATAGTGCTCGGCATACTTCTTGTTACACCCGGGGCAACGTAACTCCCTCTTGTAAGGCATCGGCTCGTCCTGTGGCTTCGCACTATACATTATCGG